GGACAACCTTGGTTTGCTCCTGCTGGTTTAAACAGAGGTGGAATTGATAGTGCTGTCCAAGCATACAGAAAATTAACACAAAAAAATCGTGATGACCTTTATGAATCAAATGTTAATCCGATTGCTACATTTCCTGGACAAGGTGTTACTGTTTTCGGACAAAAAACAACACAGAAGAGAGCTTCTGCTCTTGACCGAGTAAATGTAAGAAGATTGTTAATTAACTTAAAAACATTTGTTGCAAGTTCTTCAAGGGGTTTACTCTTTGAACAGAATACAAGTGCTTTAAGAAATCAGTTTTTAAATGTTGTTAATCCTTATATGGAACAAGTTCAATCTAATAGTGGATTAAATGCTTTCCGTGTTGTAATGGATGATTCTAACAATACACCTGAAACTATCGATAGAAACATGTTAGTAGGTCAGATATTTATCCAACCTACAAAAACTGCTGAATTTATCGTATTAGACTTTGTAGTACAACCAACCGGAGCTGCTTTTCCTGAATAATTTTTTGGAAAAGTGATATTTATTACTATAGGAGATAAATAATGGCCGAACTTTTAGAAGCAAATGAAGTATTTTACACACCGTATGAACCAAAATTAAAAAATAGGTTCATCATGGAAATTGGTGGTATACCCGCCTTTACAATAAAAACAGCACAAAGACCTCAAATAACTTTTGATGAAGTTGTTTTAGAGCATATGAATATTACGAAGTATGTTAAGGGTAAAGGGAGATGGCAGACATTACAAATTACAATGTATGACCCGATTGTCCCATCAGCTGCTTCTGCTGTTATTGAGTGGATAAGGCTACATCATGAGTCTGCTACTGGTCGTGATGGATACCAAGACTTTTACAAGAAAAACGTTAATTTTAATGTATTGGGACCTGTAGGTGACATTGTTGAAAAATGGACACTATATGGAACTATGATTCAAGACGCTAGTTTTGGTGACTTAGACTTTAGTTCTTCAGATCCAGTTGAAATAACACTAACATTAAGATACGACTACGCTATACTTGAATTCTAAAGAAAAGTTGTAATACATACAACAAGGAGTTATAAATGTCAGAGCATAAGTTCCCTACGGAAGTTATAGATTTACCATCCGGTGGAAAGGTATATCCTAAAGATTCACCACTTGCCGAAGGTAAAATTGAATTAAAATATATGACCACAAAAGAAGAAGACATTCTTATGTCTCAAAACCTTATTAAGAAAGGTGTGGTTATTGATAAACTACTAGATAGTTTGATTGTTACAAAGGGTGTAAGTCAAGAAACCTTAATTTTAGGCGATAAGAACGCTGTATTAGTTGCTTCTCGTATACTAGCATATGGTCCTAATTATACTGTTGAGGTAACAAACCCAAATAATCTTGAACAAAAAATAGAACATACATTTGACCTTACAAAGTGCCCGTTTAAAGAATCATCTAAAGATGTTGATTATACGGATAATTCATTTGATTACACTACTGAGATAGGTAAGAACAAAATTAAATTTAGATTATTGACTGGTAAAGAAGAAGCCTTAATAGAAAAGGATTTAAAAGAATCTGCTAAATTTGGATATTCTAGTGATATTACAACCAGATTAAGATATACTATTACAGAGGTAGATGGTGATAATAAAAAAGAAACTATATCATCATTTTCACAAAATATGTTAGCCCGTGACTCCATGGCATTGAGAAATTACATAAAAAGTATTTCTCCTGATATTGATTTGACATCAGAAATTGAAATAGGGGGTGAAACAGTTAGCGTGTCAATTCCGCTTACTGTTACGTTTTTTTGGCCTAATACCTAAAAACAAGTTAGACATACATCAATCTATTTTCTATCTAATCTATGGCATGCCTGGTTTTACATTTAACGATGTATATACCATGCCTGTTCATTTAAAAAACTTTTATATTCGAGAGTTTGTGAGTTTAAAAAAGAAAGAAAAGGAACAGATGGATGCTGCTCAAACAAAACAACAACCAACAATTCCTCGTAGATTTTCACCTAAATAACTCTTTTCTTTATATTTATTAATATATTAGGAGAACTACATCATGTCGTATATGGATAAAAAAAATATAATAACAGAAGGATTCTTTGATAGATTTAAAAAAGCCTTTTTAAAACAAAAAACCGATAAAAAGACAAAACTTGTATTTTCTAAAAACAAAAAAGTTCAAAAAAAATATGAAGATGCTATGAATCAAGCAGAAAAGGCACTAAAAAAGGGTGCTGAATTAGAAAAAGAATTTGGAATCCCACCGATAAAGTATTAAAATGGCTGATTTAAAAACAGAACAAGGGATAACCGCTGAACTTCAAAAACAAAAGGCTCTATTAAGAGATATTGATAGTAGAACAAAAGCGGGTTTAAAGTTAAAAGAAAAGATTATAGCTCTTGAAGAAAAGTTAGTTAAAGTTCAAAACACAATATCACAATCCGAAAAAGATTTAACTAAAGAAATCACAAAAAGAATAGCAAAGGTTCGAGAATTATCTACTCAAGACAATGCAGCTGCTGTATTAAGAACAGTAGCCATAAAAGCTCAAAATAGTTCATTAAATTTAATCAAAAGTCAGGTTAGTGCTGGTCAGCAATTAAAAGGTAATTTAAAAGAACAACAAGATGTTGTATTGGCTCTTGGTTCGGGTATGAATGATATTGCTGGTATTCAAAATCTTCAGGCACAATCAGCTGTGAGAATGAATACATTAAAAGAAAAAGAGAATCAAGCATCGATGTTGTTGGAAAAAGCTGCATCTAAAGGTAACTATAATTTAGCAGACAAACTTTCACTAAAAGCTAAAGAATTATCAAAACAACAAAAGATTGAATCATCAATTCAAGGAAATTTAGCTACAGAATTAAAATTACTCCAAGCGGAAAAAGAAAAAGCAGCACAATTGGGATTTATAGACAAACTTACAGGAGGACTTGCATCAAAGGCAACAGAATTTGCTGACTCACTAAGAGGAGCATCAGTTAAACAGAAATCATTCTTAGTTGCAACTGCATTACTAGGGAGTATGATTGCAATTGCTAATAAGTTTGGAGCATCTATTGATAAAATAGGAGAAACATTTGGTAGCCTGTCCGTAATGGGTGAGCCATTTAAAAAAGATTTATTAGATGCATCAGTACAAGCAACACAACTTGGTGGTGGTTTAGAAGATGTCTCTGCTATAACCAATACATTAGCATCAAATTTTGGAATGAATGTTAATGAAGCTGCTAAATTATCAAGTAAAGTATTTGATACAAGTAAAGCTTTGGGAATATCAGGAGACGAAGCTGCTAATTTATTCGGTACTCTAATGCAAACAGCAAATCTATCAGCAGAACAAGCTGAATCACTTGCTGAAGGAGCTTTTCAACTAGCTAGACAAAAGGGAGTTGCTCCAGCTGCTGTATTGAAAGATATTGCTGGCTCAACAGAAGAGATTGCTGGATTTACAAAAGATGGTGGTAATAATATAGCCGATGCTGCTGTTCAAGCTAGACAATTGGGATTATCCTTATCCACTACTGCTGGTATTGCTAGATCATTATTAGATTTTGAATCTTCAATATCCGGTGAGATAGAAGCTTCCCTAATGATTGGAAGACAATTAAACTATCAAAAGGCAAGACAATTAGCCCTTGATGGTGATATATCCGGAATGATGGAAAATATTCTCGATCAACTTGGTGGTGAAGCAGAGTTTAACAAATTAAGTGCATTACAACGAGATTCACTTGCTAAATCGTTAGGTAGGTCAACTGCTGAGTTGGCTAAACTAGTAAAGGGTTCTGAAAAATTAACCCTTAGTGGTGCTATGGCTTCTAGTTCATTTGGAGATTTATTAGGTGAAGAAGGTATAAGTAATATATCGTCATTAATAGGTAAGTTTAAATCATTAGGTGCTACTTTAATACAAGAATTAGGTCCTACGTTTGAAACTCTACTTGGTAATTTTAATACTTTTTTAGCCAATAAAGAAAATATGGATGGTCTAATAGAAGGTGTAAAGAGTTTGGCTGCAGTTTTTGCTTTTGTAGCTAAAAATATTAATGTGGTAATCGGTGCGTTTTTAGGGTTAAGAGTAGGAATGATGGCCGCAGCTGCTGCACAAGGAATGATGCAAGCAGCCAATATAGCTACTGCGGCTTCAGCTGCTGTTGCCGGTGGTGCAGCTGCTGGTGCTGCATTTGGTCCAGGTGCAGTAATTGCGATACCATTATTGATAGGTGCTGCACTTGCTGCTGTTACAGCAGCAGTAGCTTCATTTGCAATACCATCATTTGATAATTTAAATCCAATGAGTGGTGCCGTAGTACAAGGTGGAACACAAAACAAAGCTCTAGCTCAAATACAAGGTGGAGAGGGTGTATTTAATGTAGGTGGATTACAACAACAGATAGGTGGTAGTGGTAATCAAAGTAAAATGGAAAATGCTTTAGAACAATTAGTTTCTTTACAAACACAGAACAATAGAAACCAAGAAAATCAAAATTTTACAATTGGTCGTGGTAAATTAAAATTTGGCCTTGAAGGTGGTCTAGGTGGGAGAGATTTATAATGGGTTTAGAAAATTTAAAATCAGTATTTAATGATTTAGCATCAAATGTTAAAGAGCCTGTAGAAAAAATATCTGCATTTGAACCACCACAGGCTGCTAGGGTGCATCCGGATAACAAATCTATGCTCCCCACATTACAAAGTGGAAAGGGATCACAAATAGGAACTTCTGTTTTTTTAGATGCAACCGGTAATAGTAGATTTTCTATAGGAGAAGATCCTACTGCTACACAACCCATCGACTTTTCTATACTTGATAATTTACCAAATATTGCTAGAGTGAAACCTGATAATCTATCAATGATTCCTACATTATCAATTGGCGAATCAGGTTTAGAAACTAGATTTGGCACGATATCTAAACAAGGTGCTAAACCAATAAAACTAGAAGACTTATCTGCACTTGACGGATTACCAAATGTTGCTGGTTTAAAACCTGATAATCTATCAATGCTCCCAACATTACAAAGTGGAAAGGGATCACAAATAGGAACTTCTGTTTTTTTAGATGCAACCGGTAATAGTAGATTTTCTATAGGAGAAGATCCTGTTGCTACACAACCCACACTCTTTTCTATACTTGATAATTTACCAAATGTTGCTGGTTTACGATCTGATAATCTATCAATGAGTCCAACATTAAATACAGGAATAGGTCTTATCAGTAGACATAGTCACGAAGTTGAAATTGGTCCTGAATTGAGTGGTGTTGAAATCACTACACACCGCGAAAATCATTCAGCACTTGATAATATTGGTGATAATTTAGTAGAAAGAAATTTACTTCAAAATAATGCTCCAATTAATATATTAGGCATCAATAATACTTTACAAACAGTTGATTACACTCCACTTGTCAATACTGCTGTTGGTATAAATAGTGGTTTACAGACTTTTGATGCTTTACTTATTGATAATATTAAGAAAAGAAAATTTGACGTAACAACTTTAGGTGAAAATGGCAGACTTGGTGAAGGTGATTTTACATTAGGAACTCTTTTTAAACATAACCATAGAGGTGGGGGCACAAGAAAAGTAATAGATACAGGAGTTCTTGATCCAAGTAGTCTCACTGGTGAAAATATAAAAATTAATACAGGAAGAGCTGGCATAGGTGCTTTAAGTAAATTAGATATAAAAGGGTATTCTAGTATATTTAGAAGTGGTATCGGATTTTTAAAAGAACCTTATATTGTACACAATATCCCACACGGTGGTGTTGGTAATTATCTTCAAGGAGTAGGTCAGAATAGAGATACGATACCTTGGAGGGCAGCCCTTGATGATAATTCAAGATTAGCTCAGTTTTATAGTTCGCCTGCTGGGTTGGAATTTATAGCAAAAGAAAATATCACTAATGCTTTAATAGGTTCTACGGGATATACTTTTATTAATAGTTTAGGGGGTACGGACACATCGGCAAAATTAGCAAAGAAATTTTCTGGATTTGATAAGATAACCTTCCCGCCTGTACCAGTTCCAATGACCGGATTTTTAAATCTACTCGGCATTCATCAAGTTCAAGGTGCTGGGCTTGGTAGCATAAGAAAACCATTTACTATTAAGTATTCTGATAAATTTAATAGTACACCACCAGCTGCTTTTAATGTTTTAGGTGATAAAATAATTGGTTTAAAAAAATCACTATCTGAACTTGAATTAAAAGAAATAGAGTTAACTGAAACAATTACTTATCCAAGGTCAGGTCGAGGTGGAACAACATCAAATGTTGATAAAACAAAGGCAAATACAGCAAGAACACTTGTAAATAGAGGACTAAAAGGATTTCAAGCCTTAGCAAATAAAGCTGGTGAAAAAATACCTGCTTTTCCTGAATTTCCTATTCAAAAAAAACCAACCGATCTTATAGATACAAGTGGTCCAGGAAATCATCTTTCAAGATTTTTAGGTTCTGATACATTACATGGTCCAACGGATGTTTTTGCAGAACCTGGAAATAATATAAGGAGAGATGGTGCCTTACTTGAAGATGAACCAAATACCTCAATAAAAGATGGTGACTTTTATGTTAGAATTAGAGATTTAAGAGAGGGTACTCTTTTATATTTTAGAGGGTATGTGACTGGTATAACAGAGAATGTCAATCCCTCATGGTCACCGACAAACTATATTGGCAGAAGTGAACCTGTTTATAACTATGAGAGGGCTGAAAGAGATTTAAGTTTTAATTTAAGAGTATACCCTCAGAATGCTACACATGAGGCAACCATTTATCAAAATTTAAATCATTTAACATCACTGGCATATCCTAAGTACCTAGATGACGGGCTTTCCAGAATGAAACCACCATTTACAGAACTTTATATGGCTCACATTGGAACTAAAAAAGAAGGGCAATTTGGATTTATCAAATCACTATCCTATACTGTTCCAAGTGAAGGGGATTGGAGTGCTTTGGAACAATTACCAAGGTTATTTGATATATCTATATCTTATCAGATATCAAGCAAAAGACCACCGGCTCTTAATAAAGGAAGTCTTTTGACTACTAATAAATTTTACGGAGGATAATTATGGCTAGATATAATCCAGTTAAAAAATATTTTAAAGGTGGTGTTTCAAGAATAGGAACATCATATCTTCCAGAATTCAAAGAAAGTAATTCGGACATTCTTCTTATAGCTACGCAAGGTGATAGATGTGATTTAATAGCAGAAGAATTTTATGGGACATCTGAACTATGGTGGTATATTGCTTCGGTAAATAATTTATCATCCAATAACATCGAGGCTGGAACTCAGTTGAGGGTGCCGGTTTCAACACAACAAGCAGTTTTAAAATAAAATGCCAAAATTTAGTGATAAGGTTTTCGGAGCTAATGTAGATGCCGATACCCAAATAATATTTAAAAATTTACAAAAAGGAAGTTTTAAAACGATGGAATTGGAATCGGTTGACAACTATAATAACAGTTATCTTGGTGATAGACCTACATTTGCTAGAGCTTGGACTCCATTATTAATATCTGGAAGTGACACATCTAAAATTATATATCACACTTTAAATGACAATAGAACCTTAGATTATCAAGCAGGAGATTCAATATCTGATGATTTAGTTAATGAACTTAGAGATAATGACGATTTATTAAACTCAAAGGCTGGTATAACTTCAATAGATGTTACATCACAAGGTACATTGGGTGCTATAAAGGAAACTACAATTCAATTTGTGGTTCATAATAGAACCGACTTTGAAACCATATACCAACCTTATTTTTTAAAACCAGGCGCTACTATAGTTGTTGACTATGGTTGGTCAGATGCACAGACAGAACTATATCCTATTTCAGAAAAAATCGAAAATACTGATTTGCAATTAAAACAATTAAAAATTGATTTATACGGCAAACAAAATGCAGATGGGACTCTTACTGCTGGATATGTAGATGGTGTAATGCAAAATGGAGTATTGGATGTTAGCATAGGAAACGTTACTGACTATTCATCGAAATTAACACCTAATGGATCATATGAATGTTCAATAACAATTTTATCAGAAAATGCTAGTTTATTGGACTCTGAAATAACTGAGGAAAATAACCTAAAATTTTTATTATCAACTAGGTTTGAAGAAATATTAATTAGATTACTAACTTCAGAAAATTCAGATGATGAAATTAAAGTAAATCAACTTTTTGAATATGACCAACTTAGTAGAAAAGATAAAGAAAGAGTTGTTGAAAATTTTTATGAAAATCAAAGAGTTTTAAGTAAACAAGAAGGTGTTCTTCCAAATCATGCTGTTAGAAATGGAATATTTTATCAGAGTATAACTCCAAAATCTGGTCCTATTTCTTTAAAAAATACTTCTTATATTTCTTATGGTTTATTTGAAGATTTATTTTTAAATACATTGATTGCTGAAAACTCACAAGAATTTGAATATGATGTTGTTTTTAATACAAAAGATACCATGATTAGATATGATGATAATTTAATTGCAAGGCAAAAAGCAACTTTAGATGTTAATGAAGAATTAACTTTATTTTTATATCCTGGTAAAGGGGCTATAAATAAAAGTTATAATGCTAGAAATGGGTTTGGAGATTTAAATACAGAAGCAATAATTGAACAATATGAAGAAATGTTAAATGGTACATATCAAGGTTATAATACTAAAGTAATACCACTTAGGGATTTGTTTATTTCTATGGATTTAATAATTGATACTTTTGCAAAAAAACAAAATATGAATGATGCCTTAGAACATATATATGAATTGTTAAATAAAGATTCCTATGGCATTTTTAAGTTAAAAATGAGTGCGTTAAATAAATCATATTCTTCCCTTAGTTGTCAAGATGTCAATTTAATTCCAGAACTTCCAGTAGTAGAAGAGCTGTTAGAATTTGATATTACATCGGGAAATGGAATAGTTTCTGGTTTAGAATTTGGTTTTTCGATGCCAAAAGGAAACCTCGCAAATCAAATAGCCATAGGTGGCTCCGGAGATTTTAAATTTTATGATGATGATAATAAAGATAATTTGAGTTTTGCAACACTATTAGGACCTGACAAAAAACAATTCGGTGATCCAGACACTATTAGTTTTTTAGATTTACCGATAAGTAAACCAAATTCAACTTTAGAAGAAAAAGAAAAATTAACTGTTAGAAATGTAAGATATGAGAGAGCTTCTAAGATAATACAAAATAATCTTAGAACAGCTAAACTAACAAAAACAAAATATAGTCAAAATTGGAATGAAATTATAAATAAAATAAAAGCTGAAAAAGAAATCGATAATAAAGATGCACAAAGTTCTCCTAAATCAAAGGATGCTAATAAAAATACATCTCGAAATGAAGTATCTGCATTATTCAATCCATATCCAGCTCATTCTATAAGGGATTATTATGGAAAATTAGCAAAAATTAACGTAGTTCTTAGTGATGATGCAGCTTCAATTTCGCCTATATTACCACCTGAATTAAATTTAACTGTTTATGGAAACACTTATTTAACTTATGGTGATATTATCTCCATAAATTATCTTCCAAATCATGTAAGGAATATGTTTGTTTTTATGATTATTAAGGTAAGTCATAAGGTTGATACCAATTGGCAAACAACCTATACAACAAAACCAATTCTTAGGCCAAAATTTAAATCAAATAGTGTAAAGTTAATTAATAGACCACTACTATCAAATGATTACTTTAAAGACCTACTTTCTAGTACTCATGGTAACAACGATACATTTAACGATACAATCAAAGGTGGCGTAAATGTTGACACAGATGCTGACGATGTTATTGTGCTCAAAACTGATAATGTTTATAATTCAGGCTATGTGCTCACAGAAGATGCAAAAAGAAAATTTGACAATAAAACTAAAGATGGTAGGAAGATAACTAACCTCCTGGCAAAACCAAAAACAGTACAAGAAATAATGATGTTAGTGGCGATAAACAGATTTCTAATGAAATATATGAAATTTTCTACCAATGATGGTAACGGTGGTAATATTAAAAATACTTTAATAGCTTATTCTAAAGAAGAATATTCCGATCCTCCATTTGAAGACACCCCAAACGCTGGTATGTATATAAGATCCTATGTTGAAGATTCATCAGTTTCAGGAGCAGGATCAGATGCATTGTTTACTTATTTTGAGGATAGTCCTATCTATGACGCTGGGGGTGGTGACTTTAGTTTCTATGACAGGTGGGCTAAAATTGAAAAATTTTTAGGCATTGTCAAAGAATATCCAGAAATAAAACAATGGAATTCAGGGTCAATTCCACCGAGTCGTGCTGGAAGTACACTTTTTCCATTTAGACCTGGCAGACAAGATGTTGGCGGAGGTGGGATAATTGAAGGTGTTGTATTACCAGTTAACGATTCATCAGGTGGTAGTTTACAAGGTGGAAAACCACCAATACAAATTAATACGGACTACGGGCAGATATTTCCATCCTTTGGGTTTCAGGCAACCGAAAAGGTATCAGAAGAACAATATAATAGTTTTCTTGTGGTGTGTAATTTTGCTAATTTATCTTCAACACATAACAAATTTATTGTTCCTGAATGGTTTTTAACTAATGTAGGGATAAATGCAGCCGATATGGCCGTTGAACTTGAAGAATTTTATTATGATAAGAAACTATTAGAGTTTTTTAAACTAACTAGAAAAGAAGAAACAAATAATACATCTTGACTTTCTACTAAATTATCATTAACTTACCATATGGTAAAAATGGTTATTACTAAGCCTAACTGGTCAAAATCACATCCCCTAAATAAGCTAGTTCTTATGTATGATGCTATGGGGCATAAGTTAGTTTATGCTAATCACTACGAAAATA